GATTACGATTGATTCCTCGCCAACGTATAAAGAGTTTGGAAGTAGGTTCGTTGACATACTAAACAGCGAAGTCATTATCGGATACCTCAACCTTGAAGAATTGACGTATGCGGCGAACCTCTCAGATTGGGGAGTGGTCCCCAGCGGAACGGCACCGACAGGAGACTTGGTGTTTGACGTGCAGGACGATGGCGTGAGCATCGGGACAATCACAATCGCGGCAACCACGGCTGCTGTTACGAAGGCCACGAGCGGCGGCACGGCGAAAGTTGTGACCGCTCTCAGCACTACGACGATAGTTGCGCCCGCCGACGCGGAGACCGTGGGTGTTGGGACGGTTGTGGCTATTACCGCCAAGGGAGCGTTGTAATGGAGAAGTACGGTTCCGGGACCCGAGTGCTTCTGGCTGGACGCTCCACATCTGCCGCGATCTACCAGACCACGGTAGGGTCGCCTGTGCGGTTTGATGCAGCAATTGTTTCCGGCTGTGTGGAGTTGCCTGAGGCAGCGTCGCCTGTAACTTATTATTGCCAAGTCCCTATCGTGGGGCCTAAAAGCGCCATTGTAAGTACCCCCCTTTTTACAAGCCATAAGCTCTTGATTACAGATGGTGGGACCACAAGCGGGGGTAACTCGAATGTTTTTGTTATCGAATGGGTCAGAGCTAGTGGCCAGCCTATTGCCAGAGTGGCTCAGGCGGTAACGGGAAATAACACTTACGCTTTTTTTATGTATAATGGCTCCACTTTTATTGAAACAGGCCCAAGATTTAACCTCCCTGTTAGCGCCCTCACAAAGATTGACACGAAAGTAATTCCCGGCGCTTCCGGGGAAATAAATCTGTGGTCAGGAGGCGTGTTGATGGCAAGCGTTGTTGGGGGATTGAACGCTGCATTCGATACAATAGCATTTGTTCGTTTTGGCAATCCAACAACATCAGTCGGCTACATCTCCGAATACGCCCTAGCCGACGAAGACCTCCGCTCCTACAGCTTCGGCTCCGACGCAATCACAGGCGCAGGCTTCTACAACAATGGCACGGGCGCAGCCACGGACACGGCTGACACGGACCTGAACTCATTCAAGGGTCTCCCCGCGAACGGCAACAAATACACCGGCACCACGCCTGCGCGCTCGCTTCCGGGCAACACCGTCATTGATAGCGTTATGCTCTCGTCGGTAATGCGAACCTCTGCGCCTATTGGCAACGCAAAGGCGCTGCTTCGCCTTAGCAGCACGGACTATGCCAGCGCGAACACGGCCCCCGTGCCAAACGCGGGATATGAACTCCGTATGCCATACTACGACAACAATCCCGCTACTGGTCTGCCGTGGGCAATCGCAGATTACAACTCTGCGGAAAAAGGCAATGAGGCTGCGACCTAATGACGGCGTGGGTCTATGTGGCGGCGGGGACTAGGCAGTCCAACGCGGGGGCGGCGTCTCTCACGCCCGCCCTGCCCACGCTCGGTGGGCGCACAGGCGGCGTTCTCGTAGCTATGGCTACGGCCAACTCCAACGGCGCTCTGGCTACGGCGACTTCAGGGTGGCGTCTGGTCGTGCAGCGCAATAGCGGCGCGGGCTTTACGGGTGCTATCTTTGCTGCGGCTGTCGGCAGCGCCGCTCCGGTCATCACCGGCACCACGATGACTTCAGCGCAGACGGTGTATTTCGAACACCCGACGCAGCCGGTTGACTTGGCCAGCGTCGGCGTCACGAATGGCAGTGACGGGCTAACGGCGACGCATACCAGCACGGGCTACAACACAACCTACGACGGCTCGCTTGCGACCTACTTTGACCTGTCAGCGGCGAACACTGCTCTCGGGTTGCCCTCCGGCTGGAAGGAAAACCTAGACGTAGGTTCCGCGACGGGGCCATCGCGCAACGTATTCGGTTCCAAGATTATGACCACAGCCGGGAGCGCGACCGGCAATATCAGCGTAACGGGCGCAAACGCGGCGTGGGTTCAGTTTCAAATCGAGTTCCTGCTCGTTCCGCCGCCAACCGGACTCAGCGTAGAGTCGCTTGAGATGACACCGTGGATTGAGCAGGGAGAGGGGCTGGCAGTCGGCGCGCTAGAAATCGTCCCATGGATTCGCAACGCCGTCGGCTTAGAGGTCGCCATCCTTGAAATGGTTCCGTGGATTCGCACGCTTTCCGGCTCGACTGCGCGCCGTCGTCAACTGTACATAAATTAAATGCAGGCTACAAACCGCTGCGAAGAACGCTTCCATTTAAGCCTGAATGTGCTAAGGATGTGCTGTCATGGCTAACAAGAAAATCAGCGACCTTACGGCGGCTACGGTTCCTCTCGTGGGGACCGAACTGTTTGAGGTCGTGCAGGCCGGTGTGAGCCTGAACGTGGCCGCGAGCGACATTGCCGCATCGTTCACTACAGACGCGGGCAACATCCTTCCGGTGGCCAATGGCGGGACCGGCGCTGCGACTCTGACGGGCTACGTCAAGGGTGCGGGAACATCGGCTCTGACGGCATCTGCGACTGTGCCGTTCGATGACCTTGCCGGTCGAGCCTATGCCATTTTCTACGACGCGACTGACCAGACGTTCGTGGCCAACACGCCAACGACGGCTAAATACAATGTCACTGGAATTACGAGCGGTATTTCTATGGCCAACGACGGCCTTGGCAACCCGACGCGCGTGACTTACGCAGTGGCCGGGACTTACGAAATCAACGCCCGCTTTCAGATGAGCAATTCCGATTCCGTAGACCATGACGTAAACCTCTGGTTCCGATTGGGCGGCACAGACATTACAAACTCTCGCTCCACTGTCACCGTTCCAAAGGCCGCTGACGGCGGGAAGCTCTGCCTTTCAATCGTGGGGATGCTGACCGTCACGGCGGGACAATACGTTGAGACCGTTGTTGCTGTTGAGAACGCCACGGTAACGCTGGACTACACCGCCGCAATCGCCTCTCCCTACACGGCACCGGCAACGCCTTCCGCGATTCTCACCACTCAGCGTATCGCCTGATGCTTGAAGAACTCGTCTCTCGCGTTTTCTACACACGCAACGTGGCGCACTGGAATCACTGGCGCACGAAATCCTACGCGCAGCACAAGGCGCTAGGCAATTTTTACGAAGGCGTAATCCCCGCGCTCGACGCCATCGTGGAAGCATCACAGGGCGCATACGACCTGATTGGCAATATCCCCGTTGCCAAGTCAGCCCCTGCGGACATACTGAAGCACCTTGAGGACGAAGCGGAGTGGCTGGAAAGCAACCACGATGCAATTTGCGGCGGCAATCGTGCAATTGGTAACTTGATTGACGCCCTGTCCGAAGTGTATCTTCGTAACATCTACAAACTTAAAAATCTTAAGTAGGGGTGAAGCGTGGATACACAGATGATTTTCAACATCCTCATTGGCCTCGCGGCGTTTTTTGGTGGATGGACACTCAACCGAATCTATCAGGCTATTGACCGGCTTGATACGGACGTGCGCGAAATCCCTACGCAGTATGTCAACAAGGCCGACTATCGTTCGGACATGAAGGAGGTCAAGGATATGCTACACCGCATCCTTGAGCGCATGGACCACAAGGCCGACCGATAAGTTAGTATTTATCATTCAGAGGGAAAGGTGCTATAGGCTAAAGCATGGCAACCGCGATGACCTTCGCCTCTCTGCAAAACGACATGAGAGCCTATCTGGAGCGCGGATATACCGCCGCTTCGGACCCGACTGTTTATGAGCAGCTTCCCCGGCTAATCAACCTAGCCGAACGCCGCCTTGCGCGCGAACTCAAGATTCAGGGAACGGTCAACGTCGCCACGTCCGAGACGGTCGCGGGTGTTGCTACCTACGCCAAGCCTGACCGCTGGCGCGAGACTGTCTCCATGGGCGTTGGAACCGGCACCGGCAACAATACGCGCTCCGAGATTTTCCCTCGCTCGTATGAATACATTCGTTCGTATTGGCCGAACCAGACGGTCACGGGGACGCCGCGCTTCTACGCCGATTACGATTACTCGCATTGGCTGTTCGCGCCCACGCCGTCGGCTGCGTTTCCATACGAGATTATCTATTACGAACTCCCGCCGCTTCTCGACGATATGCAGCAGACGAACTGGTTTACGGAATACGCGCCGAACGCCCTGCTGTATGCCGCGCTGATGGAGGCCGCGCCGTTCCTGAAGAACGAAGAAACCATCCCTGTGTGGGAGGGCTACTACACGCGCGCTATCGCGGCGCTCAATGGCGAGGACGTTCGCGGCATCGTTGACCGTGGCATCGTCAGGCAGGAAGGTTAAACATGGCTGGTTTCACGCAGACGTTCGGGGGAACCGTAGTTTACGCATCTGACGTAAGCTATCGCGCCGTTGCGCTTTCCGCCGATGTGACGCTGACGTGGCCGACCGAACTCGCGACGAACACAAATGTCGTTGCATCCATCATGGACGTGACGCCGACGACGACCGGCCTGACGATTACGATGCCCGCTGCAAATCAGGCGAGTGTCGGCGAGACGGCTCTGTTCTTTAACGCGGGCGCTGATACGTTCACCGTAGAGGACGCGGGCGGCAACACCATTATTGCTGTGGCTACGGGCATTGCGTGGCAGGTCTATCTCATCGACAGTTCCACGGTCAACGGCGTGTGGCGCGCAACGCAGTATGGCGCAGGCACATCATCGGCATCGGCGGGTTCGCTGGTTGGTTCGGGCATCAAGGCCATCAGCACGACGCTTAACC